CATGTTTTACTTCTTTAGAGTTGAGAATCTTATTTCCGAAAAACTTTTTGATTTCTTTTTGTGCAACTGACATTGCACCACCGAGGTCTAGTGCAACCTCTACTGCTTTTTTGATTTTTGCATCTTTAACTTTATTCTTTTTAAAGTATTGTGCAACTTCTTGACCTGTTAGTTTCTGTCTACCGTATGGCCCTAACGCGTCAACTTTACCGTCTTTGGTTAGAATATCTTTCTTTTCTTTTAACTCTTGGAATATATTCATGGTACTAAAACCCGAACATCATATCGTATAAGTCGGGGTCTGCCTTTTCTATTGCTTTTGCAACACCGTCTCTTACATCGGTGTCTAACTTAGATATCATTTTATCTAATTGTTTAAGTGTTCTTCCTGATAGAATTTCCATGTCGTCATACATTTCTGTTTCTAATTTTGAACTGACGAATTTTGCAATGTCTTTAACTTCTCTGTCTTGACCTTTATTTTTCTTTTCTATCTTCTCGACTTTTGCAAGTTCTTTTGCAACATTTTTAAGTCCTTTAGATTGATATTTACCTTTCTTTCCTTCATCTAGTTCTACTTGTTCTGAGAAATGTTTAATCATTACATCAGTTGCTTTATGTAAGTCACTTTTACTTCCTTTAGCTATGACTCTGTAGTATCCATATCCCTTTTCTGCAACTGCAGAATCAACAAACTTTTCTATTTTCTTTATAAACATATCAGCTTCTTTCTGATTATCAAGAACATAAGTTATAGCTAATTCGTCTAATTGGATACCTCTGAAATATTCTCTGACTGATACACCTTCGTTTTTACCTTTGAAGTTTTTATCTACATAGTCAAAGAACTTTTTCTTTTCTTCGTCTGATTTAAAATCTGCTGGAGAGTTCACACCAAATTTCTTTAGTGCTTTCTTAAAGAACTCTTCGTAATCTGCGCCCTGTTGTAGAAGTTTTCTTGAATCTTCTACTAGGTCTTTGGGTAGGTCGTGTATCATTGCTCCAATTCTCCTTTTTCAAAATAGTCAAACATTTTTTGTTTGCCTTCTTCGTTCAGTTGGAGTTGTTTTGCAAGACGACCCAACATGTTTCTTTCTACGAGTTTCTCTGTAGTCTTTTCAACTGATTCTTCTGATTCGATTTCGACACCTTCGGGTAATGGTTTGACACCAGCTTTCTTGAACATTTTCATAAGGTCTTTATCCTTAATCATATCTTTGTTCTTATTGTCTGCACCCATAGCAAATGTAGTTTTCTTAAATCCTTTTGGATTTTGTTTCTGCATTCCAAGTGCAACATTAACATCGGTCATGTTAAGAAGTTTTGCAATACCCATTGCTTCTGTTTCACTATCAGTATTGAATACTTTCTTAATCATATCACCCATTGATGCTTCAAGAATTACTTCTTCAACTTCTTCCTTTTGCATCATTTTTTCATTGGTAAGTTCACCAATTAATGATAGGATTTCTTGTTGTGCATTAAGGATAGATTCATATTTTGTATTGAATTTAGTATCCTTAAGTGTTTGGTCACCCATCTTTGCAATCTTGAAGTAATCTTTCTTTGCCTTTTCGATAAGTTTTGAAAGTTGTTTTACACCTTTGATTTCTTTATCAGTGACTTCATGTATGTCGTCAAATGTATTAAGTTCTTCTTCAATTTGAGATTCAAGAATCTCGTCCGCTGTTTTCTCCACACTACCTTCTTTTAAAGCAATGTGATTACGAACTTGTTCTAGTTTCTCTTTCCAGTTTTCTGACTTATAACTCATAACAGTATTATTTATATATTCTCTATCTTTACAACAAGATTTCCTTGTCCTTTTATAACTCGGTGATATACCATTCTAGGGATTGCATATTTTTTACCTACAATTAGGGTTTGAGGAAGCTCGTTATCTAACTGCAACTTCCAGTCCTGTCCATTAAGAACCGTGACCCGTCTAGTATCTTCGTCCCTGTGCCAGATTAACTCTCTGTCTTCTAGGTCTTCTTCGAAAGTCCTACAAATATAGGTTTCTTTCGTCCCGTGTTTCTCCAGTTTTTCATCGGTATATGGTCGTGTCATACCTTTCCTTATATTATATATGGTTTACCAAAAGAAGTCTCCACCGTCTGAAAGACCCAATTGTTTTGCATACTGAGGTAAACGACATGCCCAGTATCGAGCTGTTGTTTTATCGTTTGCAGTGTCACATTTGTGTCTTGCGGCAAAAGACTTTCTCGCCTTTTTATTTCCTAATTTAACTTTTAAACCTGTTGTATCACCCCATGTTATCTTCTTAATTTTCTCTGTCTTTGGGTCTTTAACATAAACATAGTATTTCTTTGGCCCACCGACTTTAGGTGAGTTGAGTTCTACATCTTTCTCTTCGTGCATAGGACAGTCTAAAGGTACATTTTGTCCCTCGTACTCTGCAAACTCTCCTAAATCTGTCTCTAAAAGGCGGTTATCTACTGCAGTAGGTTTGTAATTACCCTCTAAATGTAGTCTTCGTGCTTCGTTGATTGTTTGAAAGAACATTTCTGAACCCAAACGGAATGGATTGTCAAAAATATTGACTTCGTTCTCTTGCATACTATCAAGAGTTTCTTGGATTGCAATACTTTTGAAAGGTTTCATTACTCACCCCTGTCTTTCTTGACTAGGTCACTCATAATTTTAATGTTCTCTTCACCACTTTTACTTGCATCATATTCGTATGCTTTCTCTTCTTCTCCTACTGCCCAACTACCGTCAATATATTTGACTTTTACTTTTTGCATAGGATAATCAGGTATAGCGAAAGGTGCAACTTCTTCCTGTATCTCCTCAACTTTAAACTCTTCGTTGTAAGGATAATTCTTTAAAGGATTACCAAACACCTGAGAAAAGTGTTTCTTGACTTTATTCTTTTGTTCGTGGAATGCCTTTTCTTTTTCCTCTATGTAGTCTTCTACACTTTGGCCAGGCGTATCTTCTTGATAAGATACTCTAATCTCATCTGTACCTAATTCAAGGACTCCGTTATCATGTTTATTTCCTGACATAATTAATTAACAACACTCACAATTACAACATTTGCAACATTTACAGTTCATGTTTTTATTTCTCCTTTTTTGATAAGTATGCGGCAATGGCCATTTTTCTAATTTTCTTATCGGATTTACCCTTAAACTGGGGCGCATCCGACTTCCTGAAATCGTCAATATAATCTCCTGCGTCTGATTTTGCAGTTAACTTCTCACCATACATTTTTGCAAACTTCTTAGTGTGAGTAGATTTTTTAGTCTTGATTGGTTTACCCTCGTCATCTTTATCGCCTGGCGCAGGCCCAGTCAAACCTTTCTTGAAGTGTGCATCTCTTTTCTGTTTAGTTTCTTTATCTAAACCTTTGTAGTATTTTTTAGGTTGTGTACCCTTATTTTTACCTACATCTCTGTCTTGTTCCTCTTTGTCCTCATACTTTGGTGATTTCCTTTTAGTTCCGTCTGCACGAGGTATGAGTCCTTTTGCTTTTAAATGTGTTATATCACCGAATCCAGCCTTACCAGCTTTGTGTCTTTTCATTGCATCTTCTGTATCGGGTGCTTTCTCTTCTAATTCTACGGATTCGTTAGCTTTCCTTGCAGCTTCTCTTTCTGCTTCAATCTGTTTGTTTATGACTTCTTTTTCTTTCTGTTGATTGATTCTCTCCATTTCTCTCTCATGTCTATCTTGGAGATTCTCTAATTCTAATTCGTGTTTTGCTTGAAGTCTTTCTAATTCTTCTGCCTGTTTTGCCTTGAGATTTGCAGCGTCAACTGCAGCGTCTTCTTGTATAGGTTCGTCTCCTGCTACAACCATACCAACTTGATTGATAAGTGAAGTAATAACTGGTGTAGGTAAATTCTGTAAGACTTGTAATTGTGTTTTAGTAAGACCTTTGACTTTCTTTATCTTCTTCTTCCATGAAGAGATTGCAGTCATATCTTTCTTCTCTTCTAAATCATTATCAAACTTAAGGAATAGTCTATTTTTTGATTGTTTCTTGTCCGTGACTTTTGCACCTACCATTGCACCGATTGTATTAATCATTGCAATACCTTTCTCAGAGTTCTTTTGATACTCTCGACCTAACTTAGATTTTAGGTCTGCCATGATTTTATCTAGAATATTTGAAAAATCAGATACAAGTTTACCTTCTTCCAAAGGAAGTTCTTTTTTAATCTCGTTGAATTTTTTTGCAGCCATAATACTATTTATCCTTTTTTCCTTGCAAGCATTCGTTCTTTCCACTTGAGAGCAAGTTTATTCTTTGGATAAGAAGTAGTCCATGTCATTAATTTACTGTACAATGCACCTGCCTTTTTATCTAATGCTTGTACTGTATCGTCATTTTTAATCTCATAGAAATCTCTTCCAAATAGTTTTTTGTACTCATTTGCAGCTGCCATTGCTTTATCCCAATCTGATTTTACAATTTCAGGTGGAAGTTTTCTTGCACGCATATCATTTCTTTTTTGTGCATTTTCTAATGAAGTCATAACGAATACCATTTTGTATTCATATCCTAATTTATCTAATAACTTTTTATAACCAATAATCTTAGATTTGTTTGCAGCTGTGGTGTCGAATATCATACCAAGTCTTCCAGCAATATAATTATCCATATTCTTACCAGTTATCTTCTTTGCCCTTGCACGAATCGGGTCAACCTTATCAAAGTCTGCACCTCTTAAATCAAGAGATAGTCCTGCTTTCTTTAATCCGTTCTCAAATGCTTGGTCGGTATTTACCATTTTAAGACCTAGTGCTTTCAACCCAAGTTTATTTACAACTGTAGATTTACCACTGCCTGGCCCACCCATAAGGAAAACTGCTTTGAAGATGCCTGGGTCATAAACTCCTTCTTTGACTAAATCTTCTATCATATATTCAGGTAGAGTTCCTTCGTTGATACCCATACCTTTTCTGATATCGTCATATAGTTTCTTTGCAAGGTTTTTACCTTTACTTGGAACACCGTCTTTGAATCCTTCAAAATCTCCTTTCTCTGCAAACTCTCTCATTTTACTTGCAGACATTCCTGATACATCATCTGCATCGGGGTCTCTTTCTCCAGCAGAGATTATATTAATTTCTTTGAATTTGTAATAACCGTGTCTTGCTTTGACTCCGTTGTATTTTGTTAATAGAGCTTCAAACTCTTTTACTCTGTCTGAACCTACAACCATATTTACTTTAGTATATTTCTTTTGTTGTAGATAATTACAAATCTCAAATACAGTTCTTACATTTGCATCAACTACAATTCTTCCAAAGAACTTACGGAGATATTTTACTTTGTCTTTATGTGATAACGGATTTTTTCTTTTGTCGTTTGAGTGGGAAGAGAATAATAAAACATCTGTACCCTTACCCACTGACAAAAGTTTCTTTACAAGTTTTTCGTGTCCTGTTGTGGGTGGGTTGAATCGACCAAAAGTAAATGTTGCACCTTGGTCTTTTGCTTCTGTTAAAAATTTACCGAATGTCTTCATTACTTGTCCCAGTTCTTTTGTGCAGTAAAGTTATTGAATGCAAACTCCATTCGGTCTACAAGTTTAACTGCACTTCCTGTTTTATCGATTGCAACATAACCTTCGGGGTTTACTACCTCAAAACCATTTGCAGTCTTTTTAAATGTTCCTATACTCTTTACTCTATTTAGGACATTTATGACCATTTGTTTTGCACTGACTAAGTGTCCCATGAATGCAGTAAGGTTTGTTATAAACTTTTTGAGAGACCTTAACTCTTTTAAAATAGAGTCACCAATTTCTCTCTTGATTTGTTTTGTCTTTTCTGTTTTTACTTTACCAACTACCTTATCAGCCCAATAAGTCTCGAAGTGTGATATGTATCCTTCATATGTCGGATTGAAACTACCACCTCTGATAAGTGTATTACAATATGTTTTATAACTTGCACCAGCTCCCTTAGAACCGATTGCAGTTTGTAATTCTTGAAATTTATTTAAATCTTTTTTCTTGATTCCGTGGAATGCACTCCCTGTTTTAGATAATTCTTGAGTCAATGCAAGTGTTTCTTTTGCAGTCATGGAACCTTTACCACTTACATCTTTATAACTTGCATCGTCAATCCATACATCTGAACTACTTCCTAGTTTAGATATG